CTTGGTCTGGCTGTCAGGATCGAGGAACGCCCAAGACTCGGCCCCGACCACATCACCGAGGTAAGTGGTCGCCTCCGCGAGGGTGACGTAGGAGTTGGTGCCGACGACGATGGCGCTGGGCATCAGGGGTTGCTCACGTTGGGCTTGATCGTCAGGAGGACGGTCGCCACGACGACGGGGTTGAAGGGGTCGGCCGCCTCGTAGACCTCCAGCTCACCGTAGAACACGGTGGCCTTCGGGGCGAGCGTCGCGGTGTCGGCGGGGAGGAGCGTGACGAGGACGTGCGGCGCTCCCGTGCTCGGGTTCGGGATCGTGACCTGGGGCGAGGAGTCGTCCGAGGCAAAGCTGAGGATGGGCGTTGCAAGGGGAACGCCCGAGGACGAGAGGCGCGTGAGGGCGAACTTGACGACCCGGCCGGTCAAGTTGAGCGTCCCGGCTCCCTCCTCGGTGATGTTGTTCCAGCGGAGAACGTGGATGTTCCCCGCGAACATGGAATCAACTTGGTTTTCGACCGCCATCAGCAGTTGTCCCCTTCGAGGTCGGTGATCGTACTGTAGTCGCCCGAGAGGGCCTTCACAACGCTGTAGTTGGCCAGGAGCGCGGAGGTCGTCTTGAAATCACCCTCCATCGCGGACTCGCACGCAAGGGTCGGACCTTCCGGGCCGAAGCCCTGGGCAGTCGCCAGGGGGAAGAAGCCAACCCCCGTCGCCTGGAACACGAGAAGGGCGAGCCCGTCCCCGATCGGGAGGGGAAACACGCCCGCGCCAGTCGCGGTGAAGCCGGACTGGCCAACGCCCGCGCCGATCGCCAAGGGGAAGTCTCCCGCGCCCGTTCCCTGGAAGGTAAGGCTGGCCGTTCCAGCGCCCTCCGCGAGCGGGAAGGTCCCGGCTCCCGTCGCCTGGAAGGCGAGGAGGGCCGTGCCGTCACCAACGGGCAACGCGAAGGCGCCAGCGCCCGTGCCTTGGAATCCGAGGCTGGCCGTCCCTGCGCCGGTCGTCAAGGGGAAGTCGCCCGCGCCCGAGGCTTGGAAAGTGAGCGAGGCCGTGCCGCTGCCCAAGGGGAGGGCGAACGCCCCGGCTCCGGCGGCCTGGAAGGTCAGAGAGGCGGTCCCCGCGCCTTGGGCGAGGGGGAAGGAACCTGCGCCCGTGCCTTGGAAGGTGAGCGAACCCGTCCCGGCGGCCGTGGCGAGCGGGAACGAGCCCGCGCCGGTCGCCGTGAAGTCAGCTTGCGGGACGAGGAGGACGACCTGCTTGCGAGCTGACCCGAGGACGCTAGTGAACGAGAGGGTGAAGCTGGTTTGACCGAGAGAGGCCGAGGCGACGAGGCCCGTGGAGCCATCGTGGAGAAGGACGTTCAGCGCCACGTCGTCGCTGATCGACCCATTGTTCATCGTCGCTGCAGCGTCCTCCTCGTGGATTCCGTGCGAGAACTGCTCGTTGCGACTGGCGAAGCCGAAGCACCAGCCACCCGCCTGCGAATCGCTCTTGGCCGAGAAGGCGTCGGACTGCGATCCAAGGATGAGAATGGCCCCGACGGGGTAGTTGGCCGAAGGCGTCACGTCTCCGGTCGAGGTCGGAGAATCTACCTTGACGATCTGGACCTTGGTTCCGCCGAATCGCAGGGCGATGAAGCCAGTTGAAGCAGGGTCGGCGCTCACTTGCTCGTCGCTCGTGAAGCCGTTGGATAGGAAGGCGGTCAGACGTTGCTGGTTGGTGGTCGTGAACGGAGTCGAGGCCGCGTCGCGGATCGACAACGTCATATCAGTGGCGATGAAGTTGAGGGAGGGAGTGGAAGTCGCCTTCGCATCACCCATTGACCACGCAATAGCATGGTTCGAGAACACCCCCGAGCTAGGCTCAGAGGCGAATCCGATCGACATGGCGACGGCGGCCGTGGGAGCCGCGCTCCCGACCGATCCAAAGGCGTTGTTGAGGAGCGGGATCACACAATTGGGCTGGAACCCGACCGTGGTCACGTCAAACGGGTTAGCATCCGGGGCGTTCCAGGATCCCACGAAGGCCGACGTGTCTGGGCCTCCGAACAAGATGATGGTGATCAGGTAGGCCGTTCCATCCACCGTTGTGTAGTCGAGGCGGATTCCGTCCGTGATCGACGCCGAGAACGACACCACCACGTCGTAGCCGCTGATGTCGGTCTTGATCAGCTTCCCGAGGTTGTCGTCTCCGCTCTGGCGGCCCGAGTTGGAGTCGGCCGCGTTGTCCTCCGACGCGAATGCGGAGAACAGCTGGTTGGTTCCGTCCGTGAAGCCAATCGAATACCCCAGGTTTGAGGCAACAGTTCCATCGGCCGTCGCTCGCGACAGGAGGACGATTGCTCCCTTGACGGTTCCGAAGCCAGCGATACTGATGTCCTGCGTCCCGGTAGTCGTCCGGGTCGTAGTGCGAACCGCTTGTGCCCAGCAGAGGGCCATGTCAGCCTAGCATCTCCCCGACCGCGTACTCCATCACGATTTCATTGGCCGCGTTCGCCACGCTCATCGTGAACTCCACCACGAGGTCGCGGTTGGCGGCGTCGGAATCAACGGCCGCCGAGCCGTTGAATACGCCCGAGAGACCGTTGGCTGAGATGTCGCCCGTTCCCGTGTTAGGAGCGGTCTTGGCGCCGAGCGCTCCGAGCTGAAGCGTCCCGTTCAGATTCTGGTCGTTGTTCGCTTGGGCAGTCAGAGTGAAGTCGAGGGTCCAGGCGAGGCGGTCCACGTCGGCCGTAGCCGAGCCCGTTACGTCCTGGAACATGAGGGTTCCGCCATAGCTGATTCGCAGCGTCAGGGTCGGCGTTCCCGAGTTGAACAGCATCGTCCCACCCATCGACACGCGGATGATCTTCCCCGCCATGAACAGACCGTTGGGCACCGTGATGCTCACGAAGGTCTGGGCAGTGTTGGAATTGTTCCGAACGACCGGGCTGGTAACCTTGCCCAGGAGGACGGAACCGGAGGACCAGAACACGCGAGTGTCCTGGAGCTGGCTCACGCCGATGGTCGTGTCCGCCGGAGGGACGTACACGAAGGCGAGGCACACATCACCGGCGGAGAGGGTAGGCGGGCCGGGTTTCGCGGCGGGCGTCCCAGCTCGAACGGTCTTGGTACCATTCGAGGAGGCCACCACGAGGTCGATCCTCGGGAGGGTCGCGTGGGCAGTCGTGATCGTCACGTTCCCGGAGGTCACAGGGCTGAGGACGCCTCCGCTCATGACCGCGCCCTTGGCGACCGCGAGAGTCATGTCCGGGCTCCCCTGGGCGGAGACGGAGCAGCCCGAGACCACGCACATGCCGTTGATCCCGCGCGCCATGACCTCGAAAGCGCGCGGGGTGACCAAACTCCAGAGGTCCGTTGGCGCGGGGGCGTTCACGAGCCGGTCCGCGCACTGCTGGAGAGTGTACAGGTTGTCCTCGCCGAGCATCAGCACGTCGTGGATCAGCTCGCGCGAGATACCATCGACGTACAGCGTGTTGAGGAAGGACTCCAGCTCGGTCTGTTCCCCGGCGGAGAGACCGAAGGCCGTGGCGATCGAGGAGACGGTGACGCCAGGGGCCGCTCGCTTCAGCTCCGCGACGGCCGCCATGAACTGGTGAACGGGGAGCTTGTCCTCACCGGGAGCGGGGGACACAAGGCGGGAGAGGAGGGACATGTGTGGGGTTCTTGGGAAAGGGGTAGCGGGAAGCGCGGCGCGAGCCTTGACCGCCTTGAACTCCACGAAGGGATCAACCCTCGGGCATCGTCACGGTCAGCGACAGGACCTCGACGAGCGCGCCCGCCTGCAGGGCCACGCTGTTCAGGATCAGCTCCGCGCCGCTCGTCCCGCAGGTGCCCTGGATCCGCGCGACCCCATTGGAGTCGAAGATGCGGAAGAAGGACGCGGTGCCCGTCGCGTTGGCGCTCACGTCGTCGGCGATGGCGTTGGCCGTCGCGGTCGCGCCGGGGTTAGCGTCGGCCGCCGCGCCGAAGGCCGGGTCACTCATCAACAGCTCTGCGAGGATGACCTGCGCTCCGAGCGCGGTGTCCACGAGGGCCGGGACGGAGCCGGAGTAGATGCGGAGGGTTCCAGCGCCCGCGCCCGCGTCGATAGCATCGACGAAGGCGTCACAGGCGATGATCGCGGAAGTGTTCGGGATCGAGAGGGTCATGGGGTCATTCCTTCGGGGTGGTCGGCTTGGGGTTGATCAAGGTATTGGTCTTGGCTCCGGTCATCGCAAGCTCCGCCTCTGCGGCCTTGCGTTCGAGGTCGGCGTTGATGGCCGCGTCCTCGGCGGCCTTCTCCAGGTCGATCTCCTCCAAGCCGAGGCGCGCGCGAACCTGATTGATGGCCGGATCGTCCGGCCCCATCACGGCTCCGGCCGAGGCCAGGTCCTTGAGGGCGGCCGTCACTTCAGCGACCGAGCTGTGCTGGATCTTCTCGGGGCGGAGCTTGGGAGCCAGCTTCGGGTGCCACCCGTTCAGCTCTATGAAGGGGCGAACGAGGTCCCGATTGAAGGTCTCGGCCAGCTCCTTGAGCGTCGAGTCGATGATGAGGGCGAACTGGGCCGACTTGTCCTCGGCCATGGCGAGCGAGCCCGCGCCTGACTCTCCCAACAGGATGTTCTCGGTCCCGAGGACGCGCGCGACCTCCCGATTCAGCCTCTGAATGGCGAGCGCCAATTCAGGGGCGGAAGTGGCTCCCGCCTTCAGCAGCTCCATCGACCACTGAGGCTGACCGGAGGGGGCTCGGTTGTCGCCCGAGGACTCGTACACCTTGGAGTCGAGGAGCAGGGCGAGGTTCGCCGTCCGCTTGTGCTTCCGCAGGAACTCGCGGAGCGCGTTGAGCGCGTCGTCCATCTGGCCTTGGCTGATCGCTCCGGCCGCGACCTGCTTTCGCAGCTCGGTGACCGGGGCTCGCCCCATCGGGATGCCTCGCAGGTCGGTCTCGAAGCCGATCCCCTCCAGGTGCTCGTACTCGCGGAGGCGTTCGACGGCCTCGACGACGTGGCGGAACAGGCCCAAGCCCTCGGGCGAGTCCGTGAGGGAGTCGTCCACCATGTAGACCAGCCGCTTGCGGTCCAGGGGGATCTCGCGGAAGGTCTGCGGGGAGAGCTGCGTGACGCCGATGACCGTGCCGGACTCGTCCGTGGCCCATCGCTCGATCGTGTGCTGAGGACGCGATTCCACGTCCTTGATCCCAATGGTCCCGTCCTCGGCGTCCTTCTTGGCCGTCCACTCCTGGATGCTGAATCCATAGTAGCGGTACAGGCCCGCGCGCCGGACGACCCGGTGCCAAGGCGTCTCCATGTTGTGGATCGCCTTCTCCAACCACTCCTTCGCCTTGGTTGCTTCGGCCGACTCATCGGCCGGTTGGACGTTCCACTCCGCCTTCGCCAACAGGCCGAGGAAGTAGCGCACCGAGGCCGCGACGATCGACGTGTTGGCGAGGAGGTTGCTGTATGTCTTCCACTTCGTGTGGCCAGCGACCTTCGGGTTGGTCTCGATCTCCTCGACGTAGCCTCCAAACACGGCGACCCCGGGGCCACCCGAGGTCTTGGTGGGAGTCGGGGGCTTCGCGGCGGGCTTCGAGAACAGATTGAGGAGCGGGTCGAGCAGTGCCATGAGCGATTCTAGGCCCTACAGGACCTCGGGGGCAGCCCCGACTTCCGAAGGACGGTTCATCAACAGCCACGCGAAGGCGCGCGAGCCGCCGTCAACCTGGTCCTTCAGGGTTCCGGCCGGGAACGAGCAGAACTCCTTGATCAGAGCATCGTTCCACGGTGCTCTGAGAACGTACAGGTTGCCGGCTTCCGCCTGAGCGGACAGGGGGCGAGCCCTGTCCTCTTTGGCTCCAGATTCCGGGCTGAAGTAGAAGTCATGCCCCGCGAGCTTCGCCCCCAGGTAGGACTTCTGTGCCTTGCCGGCCTGGCCGGGGTCCTGGGGGAGGGATTGCGTGACGCTCGGGCCATCCCGCTTCGCGCAGGCCAAGATGGCTTCCTCCACTTCGTGGGGTCCCCAACGGCCCGCGTCGGAGTCGATGATGATCACGCGGCGGCCGTCGTAGGCCATCTTGATCCCGGCCGTCCGAGCGCCGTGGCCGTCCTTCGTGGCCGCGAGGTCCCAGCCTCGACAGATCCTGAAGTAGCCCTCGGGCATCCGGTCGATGATCTGAAAGTCCTTCTGCTGGAACATCCCGCCCTCGCGCGGGATCGGGTTCTGCTGAAGCTGGCCACTGACGGCGTACTCGCCCCCGGCGGCCCTGAATGTGTCCTTCAGGTCCTCGACCTCCTCGCGCGCGAAGCGGTCAGGCCAAGCAAGCTCGCCCTCAGTCGTTCGAGGGTCTGCCCAAGGCAGGGAGGTCGAACACTTCCGCTCGGCCTCGTACTCCATCGGGATCATCAGGTGGGTCCAGCCCTTGAGGGCCTTCCGTCCTGGCGCGCTCCCGAGGATGAAGCCAGACACGTCCTCCTGGTGGAGGCGCTGCATGATGACGATCATGACCCCCTCCTTCTGGTTGTTGAAGCGGGTCGGCAGCGTCTCGCCAAACCAGAACAGCGCATCCTTCCGCTCCTGGTCCGACTCCGCCGAGCCGACGCTGTGCGGATCGTCCACCACGAGGATGTCGCCACGGTGGCCGGTGAGGGCCGAGCCCGTCGAGGCAGCCTGCCTGAACCCCATCTTGGTGTTCTCGTAGCGCACCTTGGCGTTCTGGTCCCCGCTGAACTCCCATTGGTGGCCCCACCATCGCTGGAAGGTCTCCTTGCCCATGAGGTCGCGGCAGCGGACGTTGTCCCTGATGGCGAGGTCCTGCGCGTAGGAGGTCGAGATGAAGCGCAGGTGGCCCTTCCCCCTCGGACCCCACAGCCAGGCCGGGAAGAACACCGAGCACAGCATGCTCTTCATGAAGCCCGGAGGGACGTTGATCAGTAGGCGCTTGATCTCCCCGCGCTCGACCGCCTCCAGGTGGAGGCAGATGGCTTCGAGGGGCCAGCCCTCGACGAGAGGCGTGGAGGGTTCGAGGTCCGGCCACATGGTTCGGACGAAGTGAGACAGGCTCCGCTCGCAGCGAAGCCGGTTCAACTCGTCGAGCGCCTTGGCCGGGTTGGCCATCGCCCGGTCGAGGACCGAGAGATGGTCGGTCACTTGGTCGCCTTCGACGCTCCGCCCTTGGCGATCCCGCGCGCGATGGCGTACCCCGCGATGGACCACTGAACGAGGTCGAGCCCTCGGTTGGCCAGCTCGGGATCGGCCTTCCAGGTCCCCAGCGCGAGGATGGCGAACCCGACACACACGCCGAGGACGGTCAGCTTGAACTCGCTCGTCTGGGTCCCCGGCTTGTTGGCGTCCATCAGGACGTGAGCGCGAGCCATCTCCAGGAGAGGGCCGCCCTTCTCGCGTCCGAGGAGGCCCGCCAACTCGGTGGCGAGGGCCTTGGGGTCTTGGTTCGAGGGGATCGGGGGTTGGGGATCGGTCATGGCTTCTTCGT